TTCAGTTTGTCTACAAGTTCCTCCGGCATACGGTAGTATCCCATCGTCGGGCCAAACGGAGCAAACAGTTCCATTTCTTTTTCGGGTTTAAATATTACACTCATCGCGCTGACCCCGAAATATCGTAGACAAATTTACCGCTACGGATAGCTTCCATAATTTCGTCTGACTTAGCCTCATACTCTTGAGGTGACATTTTTTGCACTTCAGACTCTTTTATGTATGTAGACGTTTCATCCTCTTGCGGTTTACTGCGACTATTTTTTGTAGAAACAGACTTGGCTGCTTCTTTGTCTGATTTGGATTTTGTTTTGCCAATACCCATATCAGCTTTGTAGAGGTCAATAGCCCTAGCAGCAGAACGTGCGTCGTTGTCGTTTTCATAAAGCGCATCTTGTACCCATTTTGGCTGTGACTCTGCCCACTCGTGAAACTGATCGCTGTCACGAATATCATCAAAGTCTGGATGCAATCGCATTAGTTCTGCTTCGGCTTTTTCCTTTGTGGCAGATAGCTGCATTTCATCAATTGCTTTTATGCGTTCTTCAAGTGCGCTAGATTGCTCACTTGCTTTTTTCATGGCAATTGTTTCTACGATAGCTGCAACGTCTGGATAATCTTTTGCCCATGTTTCAATGTCTTCATCAGACTTAGGCAGTTTCATTTCCTTTTTAGTTGCATCAGCAAGTTGTCGTTTTAATTCTGCAAGTTCTGTTTTAAACTCTTCAGCTTGTTTTTGTTGATGCCTACGAAGATCAGAGTAACGCTTCTTAAATGTTTTTTCTTCTGCGTTTACAGGTTCTTCTTCAACTTCTTCCGGGGTTTCCTCTACTTCTCCCCGCTGTTCTTTTAGCATCTGTTCAAGTTCAGCTTCTTCTTCTTTACGTTTTTCTGCATTACTATACTTACGTGTAGCAAACGCAACTTTTTTTTCTGGCTGCATTTCTTCAGCCATTACTTCTGCGGCTTCTGCCATTTACTTTTCTCCTAGTTGGGGCCAACCGTAGCCACGTTGGGTGGGGGATCAGGTAGCCAACATATCTAGCAGTTAACGTGCTGCTAGTCCACGTTTTCGTGTCTCCTTACCAGCCAACCTAATAACTGACATGAGTTCACTTCCAAGAACACGGCCAATGGCACGTATCTCTGGTGTGCCAAGCATGTTTCTTAGCACTTCACGATCCTCTTCATTTAGATTGTCTAAACGACGTTGGACCATACCTTGATAATCTTTGAGTGTTACTTCTTCTGCCATGATAGCATCCGTCCTGTAATATATACGATGGGGTGAATAATTTTACACCAGACATTGCCGACAAAACTATCTTTAGCTTTGCCCTTAGTCATAATGTATTTAAGGTGTTGTGTTCTTGCTTTTGCGAGGTAAGCGCCTACAGAAGTAAGAATAGTGCTGGTTTGCATTCCCCTCACCCACGGTTTGAACAAATAATGATATCCTGTTTGATGATAAGGTGTCAAGTATTTTTTCTCATATACACCCCAAATTTTTATGGCTTGTTTCCAATCGTCTAGTTGTGTTTGACGATACATTTCTGTGCATACAATTTTATCATCTCGTGTATCTGCAGTTTCTTCTGCTTTTGCTGGCGGATCATCATTAACATTTGTTTGTGTTTTTTTAGACCAATCGTGATCCTTGTCATAATAAATATTGCCCCTATCGTCTACGTTAGTTGCTGTGCCTTGATTGTCTCGTATCTTAGATGCATTTTCTTTACCGACTTTTTCTGCAAGATTAACACCTGCTTTATTTTTGGTAGAATTACGTCTAAGATTTTCTTCTTTACGAGCTTTGTCAATTCTATCAAACTCATCATCGTATTTGCCAGCGCGAACATCACGAGCGTATTGACTTGGATTGCTACTTTTTGCTCTGTCAAGACGATCTCTTACAGTTCTTTGTTCAAGTTCAGCTTCTTCTAGTTTTGTAAGAGGACGACCTGTTGTAGAAATACCAGTGCTAGTTACTCCAGTATCTGTTGTAGTGACTGCTGGTTCATCTTTATCAAGCCCCAATGCTGCACGAACATTTGCTGCTGCTTGTGTTTTTAAAGCTGCCTCATCAATAGGCATAGACCCTACTGCTCGCAGGTTTTGAGCAAGAACGCCAGAAGCCTTCTGTCTTTCTACCGAAACCTCGTCAAGAGCAAGCTGTCTTGCAAACTTCAGAAGATCACCGGGTGGTCTATTTTTAAAATTAGGGTCCACTAAAAGTTCATCTAATTTTCTATTTATTCTAGCTTCAAATTCTGGACCAGAAGAAGGTATATTAGCAGTAGCTGCTTCAGATACAGTTTTTGCACCTTCTGGTAGAGTTTGAGTAGTTTCTACACGAGCAGTTTCTACACCTGTGGGTTTTGGTACTGGCTCAGGTCTTGTTACAGGCGGCACAATAGAGTCGGCAGAACGGCCTGTCATTCCTTGAATAAGCAAAGAACGAGTCTCTCTTACTAATTCATCAACTTGATCGTCAGTAAGATTCTCACGGAGAGCTTCTTTTGCAATATTTTCAGCCATTTCAGTTTGTGCGGCGGCATATTCTGCAGCCCTATCAACACCGAATAAACCAGCAATATTATCCGTAAATTTTTGGAAGGAGTTACGAGTGTCTATTTCGTTTACAAGTTTTTTAAACTCGTCTGTTTCCTTGATATTATCTGCTTTTTCCAGCACTTGAGGACTAAGAGTGCCAGATGTTCTTGTTTTTTGTTGTGTTGTAGTAAACGTAGGAGGTGGCTGATCATCTGACGGATCATCTCGTTGTTGTGGTGCTACTGCTGGAGCAGGTGCTGGATCGGGTGCTGGATCAGGTGTAGGATCAGCCGGAGTATCTGTTTTGGGTTTAAAACCTGTCGGTACAGGTATAAGTGGATTGCCGTTTGCATCCACGGGTATGGACATTTCGTTGCCCTGATCATCTACATAAATTACGTAACGGGGTAAAAACTGATCAAATGTAGGCACTTGGTCTACTGTTTGAACAGGAGTAAACTGCTGTTGCGGCGGCGTGTATGGAGTAAATACAGGTGCCTGTGCTGGAGTGAATTGTGGTTGATACTGCGCAAACTGAGATTGTTGCACACCGCCGGGTGTAAATGTCGGAACCGTAGGGACAAAACCACCCACTTGCATCTGCAGTGGATTGTCATCGTCAATATCTAAATCTTCTATGTTAAATGGTACGCCTTCAGGAATGGTGGCCTCATCAGCGTTACCCATTTGTCCCATAGCTTCCATACGTGCCAAACCTGCTTTTGCTTCGTCTCTTAGCTCCATCATTTTATCAAGGCCGTGATATCGTACAACGTCGGCTGGCATGACAAACTCACCCTCACTAAGTTGGGCCGGAATGTCATCACGAACTTCTTTTTGTAGCGATCCCACAGGAACATCATTACCAGATACAGGATCAGTTGTATTACCTTGATCCTTCATACCGCCATCGTCAAACAAATCCATTTGTTTAGCCATTGGCACTGCTCCACCTTCTTGCATCATAAGTCCACCTTTGTTTTTCATAAATGCAGGTTCGCCCTCTGTCATGCCACCAAACAAACCTTTAGCCTGATCTGGCTCAAGAAGCATGTAACTATCTGCATACCGCGCAGTCATGTCAATTTCATTAGGGTCTATTTCACCCTTCTGAGCTTTTGTTATTTGTTCTGCTAACTTTTCCAGACCTTCTTCGCTGGTGCCTTCATACTCGTTTCTATAAACAAACGAATCATATCCGCGTTTATTTGCAATATCTTTTAACGTATTGAACCACTGAATACGATCTTCTTGATTGTTGATAGTATCAAGTTTAATACGTCTTGCCCGACTTGCTTCTCTAATTATGTCAGCCCACAACTCTTCATCCATGCCAATTCGCATGACATCTGGAAGCATGTAGTATGTATCTCCGCCTACTGTAACTCTAGGAGCTTTAGCCAGCAAGTTTGCATCAGCTTGATCTTGTAGTAAAAACTTAATACGTTGCCGGTCACTTTTTGCAACGGACATATCTCCTATCCAGCGCATAGGTTCTTTGAACGAGCTAACGTCTGGGATACGTGCCGGTTTTAAATCTGACTTTAGAACCATAGGAAGGATGCGCTCACCCTTGACCATTTGCTCTGCTAGTTCTTTGTCATATTTTATGTTTGTCGAACCACGAGCAGTAGCTTGTGCTGCTGTGCCTACATGAAAACCTATATCGCTTGTGCCACTACCGATTACGTCAGCTACATCATAATCTTTTTTAGTTAAATGAAATACACGAGATGCTGGGTCTTCCGGGTTATATCCCATTCTTTCTGGAGTCTGTTGAGGAAAAATGTTTCTGGGATCAAGCGGCCCGTCTTTTTCCTCTGCGCCACGAAGGTATCTAATATCTGCTGTAATACTTTCACGACCAGACTTCAATGCTTCTGCAAGACGATGATTACCCTCTACGATAAAAGGCTGTCCATCTTCTCTAACGTGAATAAGAATATTGTATGGCTTATATCCTTTTTCGGCTATGGACTTTTCAAGTAGTTCTAATTTTCCATACCCATCATTAGACCTAAACTTTTCCTCACCCATAGCACCGGGAATGTCTTCTAATTCTTTAGGATCAAATTTAACGTCGTTTGCATATCCCGTAATACCACCTGCTGTGCCTATGTTTGCTTCATACGTATCTCTTTGTCCCGCTTCTATTGCTTTGTTTTTTACTTTGTCAGATGCCCGTTGTTTTGTTTCAGCATAGGTTTCTTGATATACTTCATCAAAGCCGGGATTGTCTATTTCTAGTTTTGCATCTTTTCTTAGTTTGCGCGTAGTGGCACGAAGCGCTTTACCTGCTGCATCGCCAACACCCGGAACAAGTCCCAGCAAACCTGCAGTAGCTTCAATGCCAGCACCAACATAATCTTTTTCATCTAACGCATCTGATGTTCTTTTTAATGCTAATGCCTCTCCAACACCGGGCAGCATTTCAGCACCGAACATAGCAACATCTTTAGCAGTAATGTCTGGAAGAGTTACGCCTTGTATTCCATACATTTCTTCCACGTTGTCGGCTGTAACATCCTCTTCAGAAAGAAGTCGCTGTGTTTGTTCTCTAAGAGCCATTTATCTCATCTCTTAATGTTTTAAGTTTGCGCAATGCGGCAATGGCCCCTTGCGACCTGTACATCATTACGTTATCATCAGCCTGTTCAAGTGCTTTATGCTGCATGTCAATTACAGCATCAATGTAACTATTGAACGCTTGCCACTGGCGGTTGTTGTTGACCCACGGCTTGAGTCTGCTGAGTATTTCTTGGTTGTTCATTTCCACTGAATCCTTGTTCACCCGGTGTAGGAGCCATGCCTACGCCAATATTAGCGCCGCCGCCACCGCTAGTGTCCATAGGATTAGCTCCTGCAGGTGCTGGCTGCTCTGGCAACGGTGCTTGAAACTCTTTCATAAGCTCTGCTTGCAACGCCGCCTCGTTCATATTGTTGGTTACTTTGTCGGGGTCAAGGTCCATTGACTTTGCTATTTCACGAATAATATATTGAAACTTTGCAAATGGTGCAAGTGCTGGATTACTTGCTACTTGCAAGAATTGCATAAGCCTTTGACTACGAACTTCGTTAGCCATAAGACTTTCTGTGCCACGTGCTTTTACTTCAAGGTCGCCTTTGATCTCTGGGTCAAAGTCAAACTGCATATTAAATCTAAAGAAACCCTCTCCTAATGGACGTAAAAGATAGTCATCAACATTTTTAATTACAGTTTTAATACCACCAGCAGCGGCATTCATTAACATGCTAATACCACTAGCTGTGCGGCCTACACCAGACACGCCTGTTTGACCATGTGCAAAAGATGGAAAGCCTGTGCTTTCATCTGCAAGCACACGAGCTTTATCGAACAGCATCATGTTTTCAGATGCGACATTTGGAAACTTTGTGCCAAAGATAGCTTGACCGGGCGCACCGCCCTGACGACGGAATACCTTGCCCGGATACAGCGACAGGTCTTGCCCCGGCACCAGATTAGTTTCGTCTACCTCTACAATCAGATTACCTGATAGCACAGCGTTGTCCACAGCCATGCGCATGAAGCCGTTCATTAGCGTCTGTGTATCGTCCATGTTCTCCGCAATACCTACACCAAAGAAACTGTATGGATTAAGTTCATACGGAGAAGCCATGTAAGGAATTTTAGCTGGCTTAAACGGATTAAGGACCATGCGAATAAGTTTACCGTTACAAATCCATATATTGGCTTGCAACTCATCAAAACTTTTTAGTTCATCTGGAATATCAACACCATTGTCTTCCAACATCTCTGTGTCGCACATACCCCAGTATTCAAGAACTTCAAAACGATCTATGCCATGTTCTGGTGCATAGTCTGACAGATCATCTTCCCAATATTTTTTGTTGTAGTTTTCACCAAAAGACACTACCTCATCAATAACTTGATCCCTAAAATATGGACGCTTTTTCAGGTTGCGCAATTGAGTGCGGGACATTTTGTGTCTCTCAATAACATACTGCGCTTCGTCAACATTGTTAGCATCTGGATCGGGATAAAAGTTCCAGACAGACACATGATTTACTTGAGGTATTGTTTTAAATACAGGATCATAATTACCGTCGTCATTCCAGTTAGCGTATTCTTTGTCAACGGCAAACGGGCCTTTCATAATGCCAGTGCCAAACAAAGCCATTTCAAACGCACTGCTGCGCAAACTTTTACTTGCACCTGACTCTTCAAGTTGATCGTGTATTTTCTTTTCCATTTTTTTAGCTGCAATCTTTGCAGGACTAAACTCAATGGCTGTAGGCGTTTTGCCCGGACCTTCTTTTAGTTTATCTTCAACAGACTCTAACTTTTCTCCTAAAGGCCCAAGCCCCTGAACCAAAGTTGCCGCCGTAGCCCCCGGAGGTAGGTCATTGCCATCTCCCCTAAAGCCGTAGGGGCTTGACAAAGAAGTTTGCCCACGCAATTGTTCAGGTTCTTTTGGATCAAAGTGTACATCCTCTACAACGCCTTCTGGCAACTCTGTAGGATCAACAGATAGAGGAAAACGATTGGCAGCAAACAGCACATCAACAATCTGACCATAAGCAGCCAAAGTTTTTGTTTTAGTTACCTTAATAAATACACGAGACTTTTCTGCCTCTGTAAACTGTACATCTGGGCCGTATAGTCCGCGATAATTACGATAGGCTCTTAGCCAGCGTTCTTCGTCTTGATAACGGTAATCTTCTGCCCTTTGATACCGTTCCATAATAAATGGAATTATGTTTGATACATCCACATCTTCTACAACAGTATCTGCTGCATCTTCTAATGCAATTGCATCATCTTCGATCATAATCTCGTCTTCTGCCATCATACTTCCTTTGCTCCGACTACTATACATTTGTAGTCTACAGTTTTCCAATTACCGTCAATAGGCAGTTCTTCATGCACGGCTTGCATCTCTATGCATTGACTTTTTTCTTCAAACCATTGCACATCTTGTTTTACACAAGATTGACTATCCATACAAACTGTCAACATCAAAGACCAAATTATTTCCATGTTAATATCCAAAAGTAGAATCTGCTATTTGCATACCTGACGATGATCTGCCGTGCGGGTCGTAGTCAAAAATAGAGAACCGGGGTCTGGACATAATGCCGTACCGGAGGGCGTCATAAAGATGGTCTTCAGACTTTGTGTCAACATCCTCTGGATTCTTCTTATCAATCGGGAGGGCTGGTAGCTGACTGATGACATTTGTACAGTTATCAAAAAATACAAGTCTTGGTTCCTCTGTAAACTCGTCTACCTGTAGACGCCTGTGTATTTCATTTTTACCGGCAACACGACTGCCTCGACTACGATCAGATGGACGCCAACGGCAACCTTTGCTAATCATTTGCTCCGCAAGAGAAGGACCAGTATCGCCACGCTTGTGCCAAAGACTACTGTCCAAAACACCATACTTAATATTTCCAT